TAGGGTACGTGTTGACGGGCTGCTTTGCACGCTTTGGCAGCAATGGCAATAACGGCTTGCACGTGGGGTGCGCTCTGAATCTGAACAATGCGCTTTCTAACTCGAATTGGAATTACGGGCTGGGCTTAACTTATCAAATTGACGGAACAAAAACCAAGTACCCTATTATCCTACACCGCAGGCGCTTGAAACAGCGATAGCTTTTTAGTGAGTGGAAATACAACCGAAAAAGGTAGGGGCTAGTAACGAGAACAGAGAAAACCCTTTAGGAGAATAAGTCAAATGAAAACCTATAAGCATCTTATGGAGCAGATAGCCAGCGAGGAAAACATAAAAGCGGCAATTATGAACGCCAGCAAAAGAAAACGGGAGAGAAAAGACGTTAAAGAGGTTTTGCAGGACATAGACACCCACACGAAAAAGATACAGAAAATCTTATTGAGCGGGACGTATGAGGCGCACGTAGATACGCCGTGCTTGATAAACGAGGGGACACACAACAAAGTGCGCAGGATAAGAAAGCCGCATTTCAAATACGACCAGATTATACATCATTGCATCATACAAGTATTGCAGCCTATCTTTAGCAAGCCAATGTACGAGTACAGCTGCGGCAGCATACCGAAAAGAGGGGCGCATTACGGAAAGAAACGCATAGAAAAGTGGCTGCGCAATGATGTAAAGAATACAAAGTATGTTTTTAAAATGGACATAAAGCATTTTTACGAAAGCGTAGACAAAGAGATACTTAAGCAGATGCTGGAACGGAAAATAAAGGACAAGCAGGCAATGGAGCTGATAGGCAAAGTAATAGACAGCTGCGAGAGAGGGCTGCCGCTGGGGAACTATACAAGCCAGTGGTTTGCAAATTTCATGCTTACGCCGCTAGACCATTATATAAAAGAGCAGCTACACGCCAAGTATTATATGCGGTACATGGACGATATAGTAATATTTGGCAGGAATAAGAAAGAGCTGCACAAAATCCGCAGGGAGATTGAGAAATACTTAAGAGAAAATTTAAAGCTGAAAATAAAGGAAAATTGGCAGGTTTTTAGGTTTGAGTACAAAGGAAAGGGCAGACCGCTTGACTTTATGGGCTGGCAGTTTTACAGAAATAAAACAATACTGCGAAAATCCATTTTTATAAGAATTATGCGAAAAGCCAAACGGGTAGGAAAGCATACGACGATAAAAGGGGCGCAGGGCATGATAAGCTACATGGGCTATATCAAACATACAGATACATACGGCTGCTATGTGCAGTACATAAGACCGTATGTAAATATAGGCAAATTAAAGAAATTTGTAGCCAAGAGAGAAAGGAGCAAAAACAATGCAGTTAAATTGGAGAACAGCCGAGGGAACGCAGGCAGAAAAGCCGAAAGAGATTGACACGGCGGCAAGCCCGCTCTGCGTGTATTTGAGAAAGAATATACAGCAGGAAACAAAAGAGCAGCAGGACGGCAGCAGCGTAACAGTATGGACATACGACGAGGCGGTATTAACGCTGGCAGAGTATGCACAGTACCAGAAAGAGCTTGCAGACTGCAACAGTCTTTCACAGCAGGAGCTGATAGAAAGCAATCTGGTAGTTATGGGGGCGATTGCAGAGAGCTTTGAGCAGCAGATTGTAGCAGAGGAAAACCAGCTTATTATTATGGGAGCGATTGCAGAAATGTTTGAAAGTATCATGGACGCAATAGCAAATATAGGCACTACAACGTAGAAAGGGGGTATAAGCTATGGTGCAGTTATACGTAACACTCATTAAAGCAGGCAGGAAAAGCCTTGACGACGTACCAGAGAAGTACAGAGCCGCCGTAGGCGCAGAACTGGGGGCGTAAACTATGTTTAGTATCTTATGGTTGATTTTTACAAAGAAAGGAAAAAGCATTATGGTAGATTTGTATTGCGCTTTGATTATCGCAGGAAAGAGAACGATTGACACAGTACCCGCAAGGTACAGAGACGCTGTAAGGGAGCAGCTGGCAGCAATCGGGCTGGACGAAAACGGAAACCCTATCACTTACACAACTGAATAAATGAGTAATACGCCTCTGAAAGCAACAGCCGACAGAGGCGTATTTATTACAGCAAAAAGCAACAGCATTAAGGAGTAAAAGCGGCACATGGGACAAGAGACGCTATTAAGAGTAGTGCAGGAGCAGCAGGAAATTATAGAAAAGCAGAGCGGGCTTATTGCTGATTTGGTTACTACGCTGGAAAGCTGGGAGCAGCTGGCGGGGTACGACGGCGCAGCACTGAAAGAGCGGGCGCAGAATTTGCAAATAAGAGAAAGGCAGGATTTATGAACATGACACTATTAGAATTTATCGACGCAGCGGCACATAACAGAATTATCCAGATTGTTGTACTGGCGATTGTTTGCGATACGATTTTTGGCGTATTGCGGGCAGTGAAAGAGAGAAAGTTTAACAGCTGCGCTGGCATTGACGGGGCAATCAGAAAAGTAGGTATGCTTATCTCACTGGTATTTATGCTGGCGATTGACGTACTGGTTAAAATTAACCTTATCAGTTTTATACCAGAGAACGTGCGGGGATTTCTGGGGCTTTCCACGGTGGGCGTGGCTGAATTTTTCAGTTTGCTATATATTGCCTATGAAGTTGTAAGCATACTTAAGAATATGACGTTATGCGGGCTGCCACTTAAAGGCATCTGGCAGAAAGTAAGGGCATTTTTAATGAAATATACAGAAGAATTGCCAGACACGGACGGACTGGACGGCAACAGCACCACGGGCAGCGTGGAAGAGCATAAGCAGCAGGAAAAATAAATATACATACGGGGCGCTTGCGGGAAACCGCAGGCGCTTTTTACGTAGGAAAGGCGGCAGATATGAAAGCACCAGAAATAAATAAAATGATAAGCAAGTACAACTTTAATACGGGATACGCTACCCGCATTAAATATATCGTCATTCACTACACGGGAGCGCTGGGCGACGCAAAGGCAAACTGCAATTATTTTGCGGGTGGCAATAGAAATGCGTCAGCGCATTACTTTGTAGGCTATGACGGGGAAATTTGGCAGAGTGTGGAAGATGCTAACATAGCGTGGCACTGCGGGGCAAAAAGCTATAAGCACGGCGAGTGCCGAAATGCGAACAGCATAGGCGTAGAGATGTGCGTAAGAAAGAAAAGCACAGCGACCATGAAAGCTACAGATAAGGACTGGTATTTTGAGGACGCAACAGTAGAGGCGGCAGCCGAGCTGGTGCGCTACTTAATGGACAAGTACGGCGTGCCTGCATCTAATGTTATCAGACATTATGACGTTACGGGTAAAATCTGCCCTAACCCGTATGTATATAATGCTACGGCGCATACATGGGAAGATTTTAAACAGAAAGTAAGCAGCACCGTAGCCGTAGAAAACGGGACCGATACGGCGGGCGAAAACGGGACCGATACGGCAACGCAACAGCTCTACAGAGTGCGCAAAAGCTGGAAAAACGCAGCAAGCCAGCTGGGAGCGTTTGGCAGTCTGGAAAACGCAAAGAGAGCCTGCAAAGACGGTTATACGGTTTATGATGCGGACGGCACAGCAGTATACGGCGCAGAATTGACACAGACGGCAGGAAGTGCAGCGGGCATTATCTGGGCGTTTCTGACGGGCAAGGGTTTAAATGCGTTTGCAGCAGCGGGGCTTATGGGTAATTTATATGCAGAGAGCGGGCTTAATGCTGATAATCTGCAAAACAGCTACAGCAAAAAGTTTGGTATGACAGATGCGGAGTATACGGCAGCGGTGGATAACGGCAGTTACACAAATTTTGTGCATGACAAGGCGGGCTATGGGCTGGCACAGTGGACATATTACAGCAGAAAGCAGGCACTGCTTGATTATGCGAGGGCAGCGGGCTTATCTATCGGTAATTTGAGTATGCAGCTGGCTTTTTTGTGGCAGGAATTGCAGGGCTATAAGTCTGTTATGGAAGTGCTTAAGGGCGCAACGTCGGTGCGTGCTGCATCAGATGCGGTGCTTACGGGGTACGAGAAACCAGCAGACCAGAGCGAGGCAGTGCAGAAACGCCGTGCAGAGTACGGGCAGAAGTATTACGATATGTACGCAGGGCAGCAGGCGGCAACACAGCAGGAAACAACGCCAGAGCCGCCGTTTACTGTAAAGGTTGATATTGACGACTTGAACATAAGGACGGGCGCAGGCACGATATACGCCAAGACGGGAGAAAAGACGGGCAGAGGCGTATTTACAATCACAGAAGTAAAAGAGGGAAAGGGCGCAGCTGCGGGCTGGGGAAAACTCAAAAGCGGCGCAGGCTGGGTATCGCTTGACTACTGCCAGATTATAGGATAACAAAACGGGGATACGTCGCTTGTGGCGGCATATCCCCTTATTTTTTTGGAGTTTTTCTATAATATGTGTTGACAAGTTACCCAAAAGGGTATATAATTAAATCATGGAAAGGAGATAAGACAAATAAGAGGCAAAGCCACTGGAAAGGAGAAACGGTACAATGGGTAAGAAAAAGAAACAAAAGAAAAAGCCTATCAACTGGAAAGACCTAGCAATCAATGCAGTGATAGACTTAATCATAGGAACGATACTTATTATAATAGACAAACTATTAAATTAGTATCAAGGCGGGCGACAAGCCCGCCGCCTATCTAAAATATATCATAAACCCAAAGCCGAGTAAAGAGCATGATTTTAAAGTTAGGTATTTTTTTGGTAGCTGTAGGACTGGCTAAGCTGCTGGTAGCTCTGATAATGAGAGCGAGAGAAAAGCGAGGTAAGAAATGAATTTAGGCGAGAATATCAAAAAGGCAAGAAAGGCGGCAGGCGTGACGCAAAAGGAACTTGCAGAGCGCCTGCAAGTGTACCCAAAGGATATAAGCCGCTGGGAGAATGGAGAACGAACGCCAAGCGCATTAGCGTTGGCGAGAATATGCAGAGAGCTTAACGCATCTGCTGACGAAATTTTAGAATTAAATTAAAAGCGAAAGAGAGGGCTTACTATGACAAAGAAACAGATTATTTTACTGGCAGTGGCTGCATTGTTTGCAGTAAGTGGAGTATCGGCGCTGCCGTCTGGGAATTTCACGGGCGGCGTAGGCTGCATAGTGATTGCGGCGGTGTGCGCATACTTTGGTTTAAGAAAGAAAGGCGCAGCAACAGCAGGAAAAAGAGCGGTAACGCCTGCCTCAGCATCTGGCAGCAGGATTGTAGAGACAATTCGCACCAAAATTGTAGGCGTTACCTTTAACAATGAGGACGGGGAAAACAGACAAGATATTTTAAGCACCATGACGGGCGACGAGGAAATAACGGTAGAAAAGTACACTTATAACGGAGAGCCTGCCGCATACATAAAGTGGGGCAGTAAGATACTGGGTAACTTATCGGCAGAGCTGGCAGCAGACCTATACAGAAAGTACCCAAAAGCAACCTACGAGGCGCAGATACTGGAAATCACTTCGGGGGGGGTACATACGTTC